CAGCATTCCGGTTGCACCATCAATGAAGCCCTGAATGGTCGCACGACCGGCTTCTGCAGCTTCCGTGCCAAGATCCATGTCGTCAATGGTGGCTTCGAGGTCTCCACTGATCGCATCCATAGTTTCAGAGAAGCCGGTGCGGAAGTCTGCGATGTCCTCGGCGGCTTTATTCTGTTCCTCGCGCAGCTTATTCCAGCTTTCGACCATCGCGGCCAATTCTTCATCGCTGGCCGCAGCCATGCCGGCAACCGCATTCACGCTGTCGGAGCTGCCGTCTGCGAAAGAACCGATCATTTCGGTCAGGCCCTCAATATCACCAGCCCTGTCACGCAGGCTGGCCAGATTATCGTTGTAGGTCTGCCAATGCGTGATCTGGCCTTGGAGATTACTGTTGATGCTGGACGCAGAGGTCGCAACGATGCTGTCTGCCTGCTGCCAAAGTGCATATTGGCCCTGAACGCTTTCTGCGGCAGCTTTATAGGCTTCCTGATACGCCTGCCGGAGAGCCTCGACACGTTCCTTGACGCTGCTGATCTCGGTGTTCAGCTCCGTCTGTCCGCGCGAAGCATTTTCGGTTGCTTCGGTCGAATCATCCGTTGCTTCCGTGAGGCTTTCGTATGCGTCCGTTACGGCCTGAATTTCTTCATCCGCCGCACTGAGCGCATTGTTGTCTTCCTCAATCGCTTCTTTCAGGTTTGTAACGTGCGTCGCGGCCTCAATCCACGCAATGTTGGCGTCTGTGACCTCATCGTTGACGGCGTTGATTTCGTCACCAAGGAAGTATTCGGCATCACGGAGAACGCCGGTTTCTTCGTAATAGGCATCAGCCTTTTTCTGCGCTTCGGCGTAAAGCGCATTTTGCTTGGCAAGCGCGTCATTATAGGCCTGAGTAGCTTCATGCGCGGCTTCCTCTGCATCCGTCAGCTCTGCCCGGCGCTTTGCCCGCTCGATTTCAACATCGGCATACTTCGCATAGATCTCGGAAAGCTCGTTTTGGTATGCCTGCGCGCGGGCATTTTCTACCCATGCGTCCGTATTTGCTTTGAGCGCAGCCGTGCCGCCGTCGATGGAGTCGTTTTCAAGGTCAATATAGCTGGATAGCTCCGGAATGGTCTCAACCAGCTTCATGAGGATTCCGTGATATTCCTGCTGCTGGGCAGTCGTTTTTTCACCAACAGAATCCAGCTCTTTCAGCCGGTCAATGTACTGCTCCGCAACTGTGGCCGTTGCCATTGTGCTGCCGACAGAATCATCGAAGCCAGACTTTGCGTCGGTAAGCGCCTCGTTCATGTCACGCGCAGCTTCTGTCAATTCCTTTACGGACGGAGCCGCACGGTCTTCGGCTGCATCAGCCATTGCCACGATTCCGCCAGCCAGCGCGGCCACGGCGGTCACACCCAACATGATCGGCCCGGCCATTCCACCGAACATCGTAGCCATGTCGAGCGCTTTAATGACTTTGGAAATTGCGGCGTATGCCGTCAATGCGACCGTTGCACCGCCGACTACGCCCGTGAATGTTGCAACACCCTTGACGAGCGCAGGATTCTCCTGCACAAACTCGCCGAGGACGTTCAGTACATCCGTACCGGCGTCGTAGGCATCACGCAGCGCTGGGGTAAAAGCATCGCCTACGGCAACCTTGAGGTTGTTGTAGGCGTTCTGCATCATATCCAGCTTGGATTGCGTGGTGGCGTATCGCTTGTTGGCTTCGTTCGTCAGAGCGATATTCTCATCCCACGCGGTATTTGCCGTCTGTACGGCGCTGTCCATCTGGTCTGCTGCCAGAGCGAGGGATTTGAGCATATTGCTCTGGCGAATGCCGGTAAGGCCGAGGTCTTCCAGCACCAGAACAGCGCTTTCGCCCTGTTCGTCCAGATTGCCAAGCCCGCGGATAAACGCTGTCAGAGCGCCCAGCGCGTCCGTATTCCACATTTCCGCGAACGAATCCGCAGACATTCCCGCGACATCTGCGAAGCTCTGTAAGGAATCCTCGCCGGTTGCAACAGCCTTTTCGATGGCGTTGAGCGTCTGCGTCATGGCCGTACCGCCAGCTTCGGCCTCGATGCCGACGGAGGACATTGCTGCGGCGAGCGCCATGATCTGCGGCTCTGTCAATCCGGCCAGCTTGCCGCCAGAGGCAAGGCGCGTACCCATCTGCGTGATCTCAGATTCGGTCGTTGCAAAGTTATTGCCAAGATCAACGATCACGGCGCCGAGACGATCATAATTGTCTGCGGACATGCCTGTAATGTTCGCGAACCGCGCGAGGGCGGTTGCGGCATCTTCGGCTGTCATGTTCGTCGCTGTGCCGAGCATTGTCATAACGCGCGTAAAATCGAGCAGCGCGTCTTTCTGAATGCCAAGCTGGCCAGCAGCTTCAGCGACGGCGGCGATCTCGGTCGTAGATGCCGGGATCTCCGTGGACATGGCTTTAATTGCGTCCGACATATCTGCCAGTTCTTCGTCTGTCAGGTCTGTCGTTTTGGCGACGCCGGTGATGGCAGACTCGAAATCCATCGACGCCTGCACACACTCGTCAAAGCCTTCCTTTATTTCTTTAAGCGCAGCGGAGATACCAGCCGCAGCAAGAACGCTCGACACCGCGTCCACGGCCTGTGTCGCGCGGCTGCCGAAAGATTCTGCACTATCGGCCGTGTCGCCGAGCTCGCCGCGGGCCTTTGCAAAGGTCGTGCGAAACTCGCGGCCAAGCTGCGCTTCAAGCGCAAATAGCATCTCATATTCTTTCCGCGATGCCAATATCTCCGCCTCACTTTCACTTGCGTTTTTGTTTTCGCTTCTCCATTTCCTCGGCAATCAGCGCATTAGAGGCTTTCACCCATTGCGAAAATTCGCCGAGACGTAGAGATAACCAGAAATCTACCGGAGTGTTGTTCGTCCGGGCCATGGCGAGGCATTGCCTGCGAAGCCATACGCCGCCATCTCCGACGATCACTCCTTGCGCGATAAAAAACCTCTTACGGTGTTCCGCAGACGGTTGAAATCGCGGATGCTGAGCTTGCCAAGCGCGTCAAGACCAAGTTTCTCGGTGCACGCCTTGACGCAAACACGGATAAGGTACTCGCTGTCAAAGTTCGCAACGATCACCGTATGCCCGAGCATTTGCAGCTCCCGCTCAATCGCAAGGGAGTCATTTCCGCTGAGATCTTCAAAGTTGAAGGTCAGCTCCGTGTAGGTTTTTTCATCGTGAACGAGCGGCCTTGCAAGCTGCATCACAAATGCCGCATAGTCGATTGCGGCGTTTTTCTTATCCTGATCTTCCGCAACAGCGAAGATGTCACTGCTTTCCTCTGCGGTCGTTTTCTGAATATTCTTGTTTTCCATGATTCATAGCTCCTTTCAAGAGTGGTGGGGCGACGCATCGCGCGCCGCCCCAAAGATTTACGATTTGCCGAGGGCCTTGCGGGTGTCGGAAAGATAGTCGACACCGTTCACCTCGCAGATGTAGTTGTACGGGTCAAGCTCCATGACCTTCGCGTCATCGATGTACGTCACCCAGCGGCGCACGGCGTAGCTGCCAGAGCCGTCCGTGGGAGACGCCGGGGCGATATTGCCGTTCGACAGCGTCTTCGGAACAAGCACGAGGACGTGCTTGACGGACTGCGTCTTGTAAACGCCCGCAATCGGGTCGTACACCTGCTGCGGCGCGCGCAGGTCGATGTTGTGTTCGCGCGGCTCCAGCAGCTTCAGGCTCTCAGCGCTGAAGGTGCGGAATTTGAGCTGCGCGGTCATGGCGTTCATATGGCCGATGATCGGCGCCTCCACGTTGCCGGCAATGCCAGCACCGGAGACGGTCGCAACAATGAAATCAACATCGGGCAGCGTCACGGAAGCCAGACCGAGGAAGTCTTTGGCGTCTTCGTAGCAGGCAAAGTTGATTACGGCCTGATCTACCATTCCCATTGTTCAGTCCTCCTTCGTCACGCCAACGCGCTCTGCACGTAATCGGTGTCGTATTCGAGTACGAAGTCGATCTCCTGTGCAGGGCTGGGCGGCGTCATGTAGATGTGGATTCTCACGATACCGGCCATGAGGTCCGTCATGGGATTCTCGGAGTCGAGGATCTCAACGCGGGCGCCGAGCAGATACTCGCTGCCCACAAGCCCTGCGAGCCAGTTGTTCGCG